GGAATATCATTTCCAATTCAATCAACAGCAGTAAATCCTAAAATGATGATTTGGGATGTAAATAATAATTCAAACCCAAGATGGGTTATACATTTTTATGAAATAGATGCACAATGGGTATCTGCTCACTTTCCAAATTGGAAAGGAAAGTTAACAGGAGATGTTGAATTTGTTGAAGTATGGACTCACTCACAAGTAGCCTATATGGCTGATGGAAAATGGGCTCTTCCACCAAAAAAACATGGATGTGGAATGTTGCCTTTTACTATTTATCATCCAAATACAGGTTTATCAACAGAAGGGAATAAGCCAGAAGATTTATACAGAGGTATTCTGCACGGAAACTTTGACATGATGAGAGCAGAATCAAGACTTGCTTCACAATATCTTGATATTGTTGCTCAAAGTGCTTGGCAAACTAAAGATTTTACTGGACCACCGGGAATTACCGAACAGGTTATGGAAATGTACGAAGAAACTCCGGGTGCAAAAAACTTTGTTCCACAGAATGTAGATATAAATCCATCTAAAGTTGTCGAACCACCTACTTCTATTCAAATGGCACAACAAATGATGAGTCAATCAATTGAAGCAAATACTGCTCCAGCAGTTGTTCGTGGAGAAAGACCACAAGGTGCAGCAAGTGGATATCATACAGCAGTATTGGCTGGAATTGCAGCATTAAATTTTGGTCCATATGTTGAAGCATCTCAAAGAGGTCTGCAAAATAGAAATTCAATAATATTGAATATTGTTGAAAATGTAATTAAGGATAAAGTGACTGTATTTGGAAAAACTGAAGCAGGAGCACTTGATGCTGTAATAAGACCAAACGATATAAGAGGTCACACAATTAATATGGTTCAACTTACCCCAACTTCCCCTGAAGAACAAGAAAGAAAATTAAATCTTTGGAATCAGTTATGGCAATCAGGATTTACAGACCACGATACAGCTTTAAGAAAAGCAGGAGTATCAAATGCCTTTGAAGTTAAATCAAAAATACTTGCAGAACAATTTTTAAATTCTGAAACAGTTCAAGCTGCACTTCAACAAGTTGCTGCTGAAAGAGTTCCATTATTACAACAAATAGTTGAAGCAGCAGGTACTGGTGGAGCAAATCAACAACAAGCTAGTGATATTGCACAAAGTATAATGAATCAACAACCTAATGCTGGACAATTTTCAGGAGTAAATCAACCACCTAGAACACTTGCATCTGAAAGACAAAGAGTAGATACTAATACAAGACCAGTGATTCCGGGAAGTTTAAGAGAACAAGATTTAGTGGCTAGAGAAATATCTTCTCCTGCAAGAACAGGAAACAGAAGAGTTCCAACCTCTGATTTACCACCGGGAATGAGATAATAAATGGCACAAAAAAAAGACAATACAATACCTACAGCTTTTGGACATTTTGATGATTTGTTAAAAAGTTTTATAAAACAATCAACAAATGTTTTTGATGATTTAACTAGACCAGAACCCCCAAAACAAAGAAAACAACAAGTAGGTCAAAAATTAAGTGATCCTTTTTTTGAAAAACAATTAGGAGAAAGAAATGGCAACATCTGATATATATAGACAAATGCTTCAGCAAACTCAACCTTTTGGAGCAACTGCACCATTTGAGCAGGCTACAGATTTGGAAGAAAAATTAAGACGTGTTAGAGAACAAGAAACTGCTCCATCTTATAGTGCTCTTCCAGATACTTGGTTTACAGGTTCATCTGCTCCATCTCCTTTTTTATTCAGAGATGCTTCTTATAATCCAACAGCAGGAAGAGTTCAAGCAAATGAAAAACCTCAAGTTACGGAAGATACAACTCCAGATTTAGGCATGAGTGGAGCAATGGGAGGAGGAATTGATGACCGACAATTAGCTTTAGAAGAAGGGGAATCTGTTTTTGAAAAAGGCACCGAAGTTTCTTCTGAATTTATAGTTAATGAACTTTCTAATATTCAACGTGTAAATCCTGATAAAGATATATACAGAAGATTGGTTTCAGAAAATGAATCGTCTGATGGAACACATTATAGACAATATCAATATTCAAAATTTAGTGAAAAAGAAGGCGACAAATTAGGGCTTATAGAAGCTTTTAATAAAAATGTTGAATACGATATTGATGCAAGACCTTTTGGGATAGAAGAACTAAAAACACCTGTATATAGACATTTTTTAGTTAAACCAGATTCAAAAGAAGGATATAGTCCTAGTTTTGAAATAGCAGTAAAACCAGAAGCTAATGGAAAAAATATTGCAAATTTGGAAGTAAAAGATTTTTGGTTTTCTGACCCAACATCAGTTGACCTTGGGGTTGGAAGATATATGGGTACAGAATTATCAAAAGATTTTCCAATAAAAGAAAAAAAATGGTTAATAGACACTTTTCGTAATGCTGGAAAAAATCTTCAGGAAATTCAAATAGGACAAGGATTATTTTCTTGGCAAATAGAAGATTTGCCAGAAGCAGAAAAAGCAGAAATGGAAGCAAAAGCTTCTGGTTTACAAGATAAAGATGATTCAGGAATATTTGATGTAACAGGAAAAGAAATAGTAATAGACCCGGATGTAAGAAGTAAATGGGAAGGAACACCAGATGGCACAGATTTAGATAAAGTAACAACAGATTTAGATAAAGTAACAGATCCAAAAGAAATGACACTTGAGGAAAAAAGAGATGAAAGACGAAGATTATTAGAACAAGAAAATTTTGAAGCAAAGCCTAAAAAAGAAGTAACTGAAGTACAAAGTGCAGGTGGCACATTTGAAAGTGTTTTAAAATCTATTGGAATTGATACAGGACCATTAGGTATAAGTCAGTTTGATTTACCCGGTTTCCCTGAAGATTTATTTAATAGAGATGATTATTTAATTGACGTGACAACAAAAGAAAGACTTCCAAACAATAGTTTTGACAGGTCACAAGAAGCTCAATATTTTCAAGATCAAACAGGAATGAGAATAGATCAAAAAGGAGAACCTGAATTTTTTGTAATTGAAACAACAACTCAGGAAACAAATCCTGAAATAGAAGCAGCTTTGGAAGCATATGCTTTAGCTTTAAGAGCAAATACTGATTTATCAGGTTCTGTTGCACAGGTTATTTCAGCACAAATTAATGCTACAGAAGGAATGGGAATAGGTGCTGAAAGATTAACTCCACAGGAATTAGCAAATTTAAAAAGAAATGTTTCTCTTATTTCTGCTTCAGAAGGAATACTTACTGCTCCCGGACAATTTGAAGAAGAACTTGCACGACAAAGACTTAGAGAAATAAGTACAGGACAAAGAGGACAAGCTTCTGCACAATTAGCAAATATTTATTCAAACCCTGTTGCTTATGGAATGGTAACTTCTACTCCTGAAGGAGAACAATTTTTAAAAGACCTTCAAGCACAGGCAACATATGATCCTTTTTCTGAAATGGGTATTCCTGCTAGACAAGCAGATATTACAGAACAAGTAGCACAACAAATAGACCCTTTAGGTCCATCTTATGTTCCACCAGCAGGAGGATTTGTACTTGGAGAAGACACTGAACCTTATTTAGATCAAGGTGTTGTTCAGCAAATGGATCCAAATATTAATCTGACATCAGGTGTTTCTAATATTCCTGCTCCTGCTTACAATCCATTGCCTTCTGCAAGACGATACGAACAGGAAATGACTGATATTGAAAAGGGAAGAGCACAGGCTGAAGCTGCAAAAAGAGGAATTTATGGAGAAGAACAGTTAAGAAAAGCTATACAAACTGTTACTCCTTTAGGGTATGATTTTGGTGGTTCTGCTAAAGGTAGACTTGCTCCAAAAACAAGAAAAAGGTCAACTATGCCTGATCCTTGGGCTGGCTCAGTACAAATGGCAGGATATTAAAAAATATGCAGGAAGATCGTTACAGAGATAGACTTGATCCTCAAAGAAGAATTGATGAAAGACTTTCAAGAGTTCGTCAATATCAACAATCTCAACAGGCTAGAAATATTTTAAGAGAACAGGAAGGACAACAACAAAGAAATCCTTTTGATATTCAACAGCAAACTAGACTTCCAGAAGAAAAACAAGAAAAAGAAGGATGGTTTTCAAAAACATTAAATGCTTTAAATTTTTTAGGAGATGTAGGATTTGGTATTGTTACAACTGAACTTCCTTTTGAGCCTTTGGGAATTTATGAAGAAACAGATAAACAGGTAAAACGTGGTGGTTCTGCTACTGATATACCTGTAAATATAAGACAAAGAAGCAGAAGAGCAGAATTATTGGGTATTAACCCTCAAGATCCTTGGGGAACTGTAAAATTTGGAGCTGATCCAAGAAACTGGTGGGATTATGCAAAAGCTACAAGAAAAGCATATATTGAAGCAAAAGAAGATAAAGAATATGAACGGGGTGTTCCTTTTGCTGGAGAAGTTTTATTTGATGTTACGACTTATGTTCCATTTGGTATTCTTGCTAAAGTAGCAAAACCATTTAAGGGAACTACAACTGCTTTAAAAAATACTAAAGGTGTAAGAAAATTAAATAAAACTATAACTGTAATTGATCCTGTTACAAACAAAAAAACAAGAATAAAAAATCCAGCTTTTACAGATGATGCTGATTTTAAACATTATGCAGAAAGTTTAAGCAAAGATGGTGTTCCTAAAATAGAAGAAAAAGAAATGCTTGATTACCTTGATAAAGGAAGATGGCAAAAAACTCAGAAACTTTTAAGTAAATTTGACAAAAAACTTCCAACAGAAGGTTTTTTGGGTTGGCTTTCCGATAAAACTTTAGGTAAAACAATAAGATATAATTATAATAATCTTTTAAATAAAGGACTTATAAGATATCAAGTTAGAGATGGTCTTTCTAACAGACTTGCTCAAAAACAAGCTCTTGAATTTAACTGGTCTGCAAGAACAGCAGGAATAATAGACCCTGCTACTGGAAAAGTTACTGAAAAATCAATGGATGAAATTTTTCATGGTACTCAAGACGCATTTTTTGATGCTCAAGGATTTTCAGATGTTTTATATGTAAATGGTAAAAAACTTACAAAAGAAAGCCTAAAAGATATTAATGAAAAAGCTCTTAAAGAATATAGAGTTGCTCCTAAAAATGGAAAACTAAATCATTTTGATTTTATATCTTCTTTTTACACAAAATCACTTAGAGAAATAATGGAAGATTCTGTAGAAGTATTTGGTAAAAGATTATATGTGGAAGATTTATATAAAAAAGCAGAAGGAAGAGATTTTCTTAGAAGATATACAAGATTTGATGGTATTTCAGACGAAGTATTAGTAGGAGTAACTCATGCTTTGAAAGACCTTGATGTAGAAAGATTTGCACTTCATAGATTAGGATTAAATGTTTCACATATTATGCCTGATACAAAAAATGCAAATAAAGTAAAAGAATTTTTAGGAACAAAAGGTGGAAAACAATTTATGGATCAAATTTATTTTCCAAGAGCTATTATTCCTTTAAAACACCATGAAGAAATGTTACAAAATATATGGGAAGTAAAAACAAAACAAAAAAGATTAAGAAAACTTGAACCTCTTCAAACACCAAGAAGGGCTACATCTGAAACTATAAATCAACATATTATTAATAATAATATGCAACTTCATAAAATAAGCACTACTTTAAATCTTCACAGAAAACAGGTTTCTACAATTATAAATGAAGAAATTATGAGAAGAGAATTAGGAGGACAAATTGCAGGAATAGATGCTTATAAAAAAGTAACAGTTCTTTCAGATGTTGAACTTGATGCTTTAGGTGGAATAATGAAAAAAACAGGAAAAACACCTAGGAAATTTGTATCAAGTAAAAAAATAGAATCCTTAAAAGAAAAAACTCCATTTTTATATAGACTTTTATCAAAAGAAATTGAAGGTTCAAAGGTACCA